ATGTGTTGTGGGTGTTCACCTATGCCTACAGATTTTTCTAAGTAAATTTTTATCGTAGCATCAGACTCTGCAATTTCTGCGTCGTATTTTTTATCTAGAGCGTCAAGGATTGCGTTCTTAATTGTCATAAAACAATTCTGTTGTAGCTTTATTAGCTATTAATGTCAAAAAGTCCTTCAGAAGCATCAACAACGCTTTGTTCATTGATTCTTTTTTTAAGACTTTTAATTTCAATATCGATCCACTTCATATCAGGTGTTACTCTCTTTTGAGACAACGCTTGCGTTGCCCATTGAGACTCCAACTGAAGTTTCTTTGATATTAACTCCTGCAGTGCCATTTTTTATCTCCTCATATGTGATGAAGGTTCTAGATTTATTGTAGAAGTCTTCATCTTGACATTGAAGCTCCCCGGCTTTCATTTTTCTTTCAGCTAGTTTTAAAGCCTCGCTGTCAGTTTCAGCACTTATTGTCCCATGAAAATACTTACCATTGTATCGTATCTGAACAAAATAGTGCTTCATAAGATATTATATACCATATTTAGTAGTCTTGACAACCCCTAGGCACCATGAGCTTGTTCGCAAGTAAATTTAGTAGCTAATCGATTTCGTTCTACAACACCTGGGTCTATTTCGCTGATAATTTGCATTGATTCTTTATAAGCGTAATTCATACAAGTATTCCATGAATCAAAAGGTGTAGGATATTGTACGTAAGGCATACAAGTTGCATCTAAATAAGAACACACTGCGATTGACATAAAAAACTTCATTTATCTCCCATTTAATTCTTGCTTTTTTTATAAAGAATTGCTAAATAAACGTATAACTAAAAGGAGTATAACATGAACTACAAACCAAAGTTAGTCAGTGACAATAACGACATGGTGCATGAAATAGATGCACAGACAAAAGCTATCCTGGTTGAGCTTACTTCTGATGGTAAAATTGTTTTTTATGTTGATGGCCAAAAAGTAGATGCTAATCAATATTTAGAACAACACAAAGCAAGTATTGACTTTCATAAAATTATGGATTTCATACAACAAACATTAGATAGAGCACCACACATGGGGAAAAAACAATGAAAAGCACAACACTAAAATCAAACTGTACAGAGTGGAGAGAGTTTGCATCAAAGGTTGATAATATCTTACAAGATATGGTTACTTTGGATGCAGCTGGCAACCCTGTAGAGCAAGGATCTATGTATTTTGATGATGCAGTTAAAAAAATAGCTGCTTGTCAGCTTGATATACTAGGTTCACCAACTTATCCAATCAACGAGTTTGTTGCAAAAGAACTTGTAAGCATTGAGGTAGAACGAAGAAACCTTGAATTTATGGAGAATGCATAATGGGACCTTTAATTACAAGAACTATATTAACAGCAATATTGTTAATTAGTCCTAAAATATTAGTGATACTATTCGGATTATTAGCCTATGCCATCTTCGCATAAGTCTTGGATTGATAAACGAATCGAAGCTATGAATAGAAAAATAGCTAGATCTGCTAATGCTAGGGCAATGACTGAGCATTTGCTCTGTGAATTTGACAGACTAAACAATACGAAGTGTAATAATAAAAAGGAGTATAAAGCATGGATATCAATAAATGGAAATCAGTAGCGATTGATGTAGATACTTACGCAATCGTGAAAGCTATGGGCAAACAAGGATTTAGAGGCCCTGGTGCTATGATTGCCAAATTAGTTGATTCCGAGGCAAAAAAACTAGCCAAGAAGAATGGGGTATCACCCGAATCATTCAAAGCTAAACTGCTTGCTGAAGGCAAATCGCTAACAAAAGCAAAAAAATAATACTTGAACTTAACCCTATAAGTCTATATTGCTTATAGGGTATTCCTCAACCTTATGAAAAGAAGGGGTTTCAAATCTTCTTATTATCACAGAATAACGGACACAATTTTTTATTAATTAAATAGGAGATTGTTATGGCAGCGGTTAAGAAACCATTGGATTCGGTACTTGATGAAGCTCTTGATAAGCTAGTTATGATTAGCCCGAACAAGAGAACTTACGATAGTATTACCTCTGTTATGTTCCAATTATATTGTGGAAACGATTATGGTATGGGGAATGGCAACCTTGGCTTTTTAGATAAAGTTGAGAATAACTGGAGAACAGGACGCAAACGTATTGCAAAGAATCGTGGTTTGTCCTTAGTTAAAAATGTATAGTCGCCAGCTTCCACATCCATGTCTTTTCATTGCTGGTGGCTATGCAAATGTTTTACGATGATGAGCTCCCTATCCTTAACCTTAAATCTGTAAAAGAGATGGACGGTATGGCTAAAACTAGACTCATGGAAGATCTTCATGAGGAGTACCAGAATTCATTAAACTCCCATCATATGAGGTTATTTTATAGTGACTTGCTCTCCATACTTGTTAAAAATCATGGGCACTAATATTGCATCTGAATTTGTAAAAGAACCAAAAGTGGCTGATCAAAGACTTTATCAGTCTATTATAATACAAGCTTTTGAAGATTGTTTATACACGTTGGGCGGTAAAAATGAGGCCTACTATAAGAAAGATGCACACGAATGGTTTATAAATAAGGGAAAAGATTTTGAGGATATCTGTTATTATGCTGGACTTGATCCTGATATGGTGCATAACCGTTATAAAAAATGTTTAGATGAAAAGATAATTGTATTTACAGAAGCACAAAGATATTGGATCGAGTATAAAAATGAATATGCTAATTATAGAGCTGCTGATTCTAAAGAAGAAAGAAGATCTGTTAAGAAAAGGATAGATATGATAAAAAAGAAATTGGACTTTAAATGAGGATCTTGTGCTTATTTGTGGTAGTTGTGGTGCTTGTGGGATGTAGCTCTCATGGTAAAAAGAAATTTAATCCCATTACTTCTATTGTAAGAGTTGTTACAGGAATTGGTAAATGAAACCCATCATTATTACATTGATGTATTTAACTACTTTTGGAGATATAAAATTAGATAGTTTTGAAATACATATGCCTTGTGATTCTTGGTATCATTATAATGTTAAAGTTACAGAACAAAAACAACGTAAAATGTTTAGTAATCTTTATTATCATGAATATGAAGGTAAACAGGTTGTTGGGTATATTTGCGGTGGCGAAGAACCTTCTTAAGCGAAGTGAAGAAAAATTAAAAGAACTATAATTACTAAAGTCCCTAAATTAAAATAATCTATTTGGTTCATGGTGGTCTCCTAGATTTGATGGCTATCCTTGAAATACTCTGAGGGAGGTTTTCAATAGGTTTGCCCATAGGTATCTTATATCACAGAACACCGGACACCGGTAGAAAAAAATAAAAAGGCGGGTATATAGCTAACAAGGGGGTAATAATATGCATAAATAATCAATAAAAAACCCCCTGTTCAGGCTACCGAACAGGGGGCAGAAAGGTATAACTAAAAGATAACGATTTACGTAAACAATCCTAGGGGAAACTAGGATATTAGTTATGTTGTATTTATATCACAGTATTTGCGGTTGTAAAATCTATTATATAAATATTTCAGAGTCATTAACACATTTATGTAGGTGGGCTTAACAGGTGGGTCTCATGGGTCTATTTACTATTATTGTTATTTACCAATGGTTATAGGTCAATTTTAGGTGGGTCTGTAGGTGTCCCTCTGGTGTCCCTAGACCCACCACATGGTCTTACGGAAGGGCAAAATTCTTAATAGGGTCAGGTTTAAATAGGTTGTAGAAATCTATATAATAAAAAAATGCCAGGATTGAAAAAGAAGGAACTACGAACAGACAAGGATCTTACAATCAAACAGAAGATGTTTGTTGATATATTAGTAGCCAATTGGGGTGAGATAACTAAATCAGATGCTTTAAGAAAAGCAAAATATGAATGTAAGAACGATAATGATTATTCAGTCATTGCAAGTAGATTAACAAATAGAAAACTTAACCCACACATATGTAAATATCTTGATAAAAAACTTGAAGAGGCATCCTCAAAATACGAGAGAAACAAAATTCGTAGGTATAGAAGATTAGAAAGATTTGCTGATATGGCTGCAGATAATAAACAATACTCAGCAGCTGTAAATGCACAGTACAGATCGGGTCAATTAGCTGGTTTGTACATTGATAAAAAAGAAGTAAAAGTATCAGGATTGGAGGGGATGTCACGTGCAGAGC